ATAACTTTTTTAAGTGCTACATTTGAAACATCATTAATTTTACCTGCTCTTTCAACTCTTACTTTTCTCATATCTAAACCATGTTTGGTAAAGGTTTTTAAGAATTTTTGTTTGTTATTGAAATCATCTCTTGCTGTAATTACAACAATTCTGCTACCAGGTTTTTTACCTACATTCTTAATAATTGCTTTTGCTTTATTAAGCATTTTTTCAATTGGTTGAGATTCTTTATAGAACTTATCAGCATCTTTGAATTGTTTGAAATCAAACTTTTCACCAGCTTTAAGTTTATATGTATTGAATTGCTGATTGGTTAATTCTTTAACTTTTTTACCATCTTTTAATACAGCAATTTTAGCAGTAGTGTGAAATAAGGTATCGTCAATATCAAAGATTGTTAATCCGTTATCTTTAAATTGTCTATTTGTATATTGTTTAAATTTTAACATAATCTCTCTATAATGTTATTATACTATATTTGTTAATTAATGTACACTACTTTTTTGTAACCAAATTGTAACAATTATATATTTATTAATTTAAAATAACGTATAAACAACTATCAGCAGTTATTTTTTTAGATGAAAAATAGCAAAATTTCATCGTCTCGATAAAGTCTCGAACGTTTCTAGGAGCCACCGTGAGTGCATAAAGGTATGATATAAGATTAACAAATCTCTTTTTTGTTAAGTCTGAGGCGACTTCTAGAAGGGCTTCTGCTTCTGCATAATTAGAAATAGTGTTTGATATTCTTTTATATTTAGCAAATACAGATTTAAGTTCTTTTTTAGCTATCTGTATGCCACTTCCTGATGTCATACCAACGCCGCTTCTCACTACATAACTATATTTGCTTCTTATATGAGGACCAAATGTTTTAGCATCAATAGCACCAAGTTGATACCCAGCGCCTTTAAACCGTCCTTCAAGAGAAACATTTAATGTTGTTGCAGAAGCTTTAAATCCACAACGAACAGAAAATCCAGACTTTGTTTCTAATATAAAGTTTGCAAATGTGTCTGATAAATCTACCTTCGCAAAGTTTAAATCTATATCTAAATTCATATTCATCATATTATCAGGATCAATAACTGAAAATGAAGCTTTAGGTTTTGTTATTTGTTTTAATGAAATAGGAATAAGATCCATGTTTTTCCATGCTAATGTAATCATACTATTAAGTTCAGTAATATTTTTAGATGCATATAGTTGATCCATCTTATATGATTTTCTTATTAACCATACATCAGCAGGGTTCCAATTATCGTTTGACTTTTTAGATAGTCTTCTAGCAACTTCGTATAATCTTTTTGTTTTATCTATTCCTTGCCTTTCATATGTATACCCACTATTTGCTTTTATAATAGGTTTTAACGCTTCTAATTGTTTAATTGCAGAGTCATAGTATAAAGTATCATATAACCCATTCTGAATTTTATTTGATATATCAACACACTTTTCTTCACTAAGAATCTTTTTATTTTCTATCCACTCTTTAAATATTTCCATAGAAATAGTTTCTTTTATTTCAGTAAGAATATTTGTATTGCTTTTAGCGTTTTGTGAATAGTGATTGAATGAACCATTAATAGACGAAGCAGAACCTTGAAGTTTAATAACGTTATTGCTTTCATCTTTAAGAAAGATTATTTTATCGCCTGTTAACAGATTTATAACAGGAGTATCTTTTGGAATATCTTGTTTAGTGTATATAGAAAATACAGCACCTTTTCTATATTTGAATTTTAAAAATTTTTCAGATATAGATGCAGATAATTTCTCTTTAAGAACTATTTGGTGACCATCACCATATTTAGGATTGTCTATTATTGTTGCCATTAGATTATTTATTAAAAAAGGGGCAGAAGCCCCTTAATTAAAACTTAAATCCTTCGGTCTTCATTCTAGACCCAAATGATGAATTATCAAATACTGGAGTATCATCTTGACCAGCATCAGATAAATTAGACTGTGCTGATACTTCTACATCATAGAGTTTCATTTTAGATCGATCTACACCAATCACAAAACGTTTATAATAAGAAGGATCTGCATAACGATTCTTGAGTTGTTTGACCATGATTTGGCCGAGGTTTTCAAGTTCTTCGGTTGAGATAAGTGCAAACATTAAATCAACAGTTGCTGGTAGACCAAAAGACTCAGAAGTGTCTTCAAGTCCAGGATCTGAGCTCGTAAAGCCAGATCTTGTGGTTTGAGTAGCACTAACAATTGGTACTGCATACTCAACGGCGAGACCACGAATTTCTTCAGCAATCGTTTTAACAAACGTATATGAATTAACATTTGCACCTTGTCTCAATCTTTGAGAGTTACATATATTAAGATAATCGATATAGATAATATCAGGCTTAAATTCTTGTTTCAATTTCAATTCTTCCAACAAAGCTCTGAAGTGACCGGCATGGGCACCGGCAGTAGGATATTCTTTGATGATGAGTCGTCCTTGAGATTTTTGCTTGATTTTATCTAATCGATTATCAAAAACATTCTTATCAACAACTTTGAGTTCGTCCATTGATAAGTTTAAGAGGTTTGCATCAATACGTTCTGCAATTCTTTCTTCAGCCATTTCCATAGTGATATACAATACATTTTTGTTATCAATAAGATTAGCTGCCGCAGCATGACACATGAATAGAGATTTACCAACACCAGTACCAGCAAGAACAACATTAAGAGTTTTCTTAGATAAACCGCCCTTTGTAATTTTATTAAGCATGTCAAGATCAAATCGAATCTTTTCTTCTACTCGATGATAGAACTCATAACGAGAATCAGAATCATCGATATAGTTATGACCTACATGACTATCAAAGGAAACGCCCAAAGCATCAGATAACATAGAAGGAATTGCATCCTCAGATCTTTGTTTATCTTTACCATCAATAATACCGATTGAGTCTAGGATGGCATTATACACAGCTTTCTTTTTACAAAAAGATTCTGTCTCATTATAGAGCCAATCGGTATTGGTTGGGGCGCTTTCGATCTGACTGATATGTTCAGAAAACTCATTGTATTCTTTATCAGTTAGATCTTTACGATTGGAAACTTCAATGGCTAAAATTTCCTTCGTAATTGGTTTATTATATTTGTTGAAGAACTTCTGATATTCTTCGAAGATTATAGCTTCTTTGCGATCTGAAAAGTATCTTTTATTTAAGAAAGGTAAAACCTTTCGAGAGTACTCTTCATTATGAAGAAGATTGCTTAGTATTGTCTGTTCTATTCTCATCTACACCGCCGTAGTAAATTAAGTTTTCATTTTCTAACCCGTCATCGATCATTTGCATAACAAGGTCACCCACTGTTTGTTCAAAGCTTTGCTTAACATCATTTTTAATACTATGTTCTGTATTATTTTCTATTATATCATAGTGGAACTTTAAAGTAAAATTATCATTCTCTTCTACAAATCCCACTTTACCTAGCTTGAACTTTATTCCAGAATACTCATGATCAACAAGTTCTAAAGTATATTCATGTTCACCATAAGGTTCTTTGTTATACTTCAGCTGCTGTATCATCTGGTAACTCCGCAAGTGCTTGATCAATTTCATCGTCAGTAACTATTTTACTATGCGATATCATATATTTCTTTTTAACTGCATTGTTAAATGATTCGGATGTAACAATATCCATCCAAAATTCTTTTGAATCTGTATCTTTAATACGCCATTTCTTTTCTTCAACTTCGCCGGTTTCTACATTTACCCTAGAATACCAGCCATTTGATGGCTTAACCACATGACCAGTTTCCATAGCAATATCCAACAAGCCACTCCACTTACTAATACCGCCGTCAAAGCTAACGCTAACGGGTATCTTTGATTTTTCTCTAACATAACGTGATTTCTCCACATTAATAATAAAGTTATAACCTAAAAGTTCTTGTCCTTGTTTATCTTGTTGACGACCTAAGATGTAGATATTATCAGCAGAATAATAAGAACCAGTACCACCACCAACAATATCTTTTGGAAATAAACCAATTTCTTTATATGTATGATTAACAACAACCATTGGAATATCTTTAAGAGTTAAGTGTGGTGTAACCATTCTAAATAATGATTTAATTTGTTTTGCTCTTGACATATCAGCAACTGACTTACCATCAAGTGCATCATCAACTTCTTTCTTAGAAGCTAGGTTACCGATTGAATCAATAATAATCATAACACGATCACCACGATCAATGCCTTCAAGCTGTTTCATAATATCAAACTTTAATTGTTCAACATCAGTAATAGGAGTATGTAAGACACGACTTACGTCAATACCAAATGAATCAAAATAAGACTGAGGAGTACCAAATTCTGAATCGTAAAAAAGTAGAGCCGCGTCTTCATACTTATCTAAATATGATTTAGCCATTAATAAGCTAAACGCTGTCTTAAAATGTTTTGAAGGACCTGCCCACATTGTTAGACCTGGTGTTAAGCCACCATCTAATCGACCACTCAAAGCCAGATTAATGGCTGGAATGTATGTAGGTATCATATCCTTTTTAGTGAAGAACTTAGAATCTTTAAGTATATCACTATCTTTAATCGTTGTATTCTTTTTAATTTTATCTAATATGCCCATGTTATTTCCTTAAACTTCAATGACAGTTATATTTGCTTCTTCGAGTATTTTAACTCCAAGACTGCAAGACTCTTTCCATGTATCCTTCATCCCAGGAAATTGCTTTTGTATAACTGCTTTTTTTATACCAACTTGAATTATACCTTTAGCACATTCATGACAAATTGGCAGACCATGAATGAAGATAGTTGCACCATCTAAAGATACACCATTTAACGATGCATTAAAGATAGCATTCATTTCAGCATGTACTACATACTTTAATTTCTTATCTCGATCATTTAATCGAGCTGCGGTATCCATTATTCTACGAGGAAAACCATTATATCCTTGTGCAAGTATTTGTCCTTTAGTACCAACAACAACTGCACCAACTTTTGTATTTGGATCTTTAGACCAAGACGCAATTTGCTCGGCCATTTCCATGTATCGTTTAGCCCATTTATTCATGATCTATAGATTGCATCCTTAAGTAAGTCAAAGTGTCTTTCATAGATATGAAGAGAAGATACATTCCAATAGATTTGACCAATTGGTACATTTAATTCTTTACATAGAGAATCAAGTACATATTTTTGCCATGCCCAATCATTCTTATAACCAAAGACTGCATCATTAGATCTCATATAAACAAGAGCATTGAGCTCTCCGTTTCTTATAAGATATTGCACATTGTTTGTACACATAAAATCTGACATACCATTTCTATTGTAATCAGAATGCATAGTTGGTCGAGTATAGATCATATTAGCACGACGAGAATCAGGATTCTTTTTTAATTCATCAAGTACATTTGTATATTGGTTATGATTCTCATCAGACCAAATACACCAACCATAATTAGAATTAATATAACCATCTTCTGTAGCAACTGCTTTCCAGATTGCCGGTGTTTCGCCAGGTATATCATTAACATTAAGTGATTGTGATTTATACCATGCTAGTTCACGTTCTACATAGTCTTCATTGACTTTACCAATAATAGATGGTTGATCAGCAATGAAAGAAGCATTCATGATCTCAAGTGTTTTAACACCAGTTTTATCAGTAACATATTCTTTAGTTATAAGTTTACGATAAAGTGTATTGCGAATATCTGATACGTATGTATTACTCATCTAGCAAATCCTTCTTAGGACGATTTAAGAAATCATTCTGAGGATTTTGGCCAGGAATCTTACCACGATTATATGCTACAGCAAATGAAGCATAATTAATAAGATCAATACATGAATCATCGAGTGATTCAAAGTTAGGTTCATAATTGGGATCATTTTCCATAGCTTCAAGAACTGATTGCATACGTAATACTTTAGCATGCATTGTATCTAGAAGTGTGGCAAAACCACGTGGATAATAGTCGGCTTGTTTAATCCTAGAATTAGGATTTTGATAGTCATTAGACTTTTTCATTTGTATTTCAGCGGCTTGCTGTAATACTTTTAATGATTCTTTTTCCATAATATCTCCTCAGATAAAATTATATTATAACAAATTAATGAATTAAAGTACAATTATATTTTGACACGATAATAATAACCATCTCCTTGTGAAGGCTGCAAATTATTCATAACTTCTTCAGCATTTCTTACTTCAAGTAATTTAACACTTACTACATCACCATCTTCTAATGGACGTTGTGGTCTTTGTGTAAATTTAAAGAATGCAAAATCTGTAAGATCACGTGATCGAATATTGCCCATATACCATGTTACTTTATCTGATGGTATATTGAAATATTTTGAAGTTATTATTTTTATATCTGTTTTATGGTGATTAAAGATAAAATCATGTTTAATATTTTCAGGATATAGAACAAACTTTTTATTTAATAGTGTATATTCTATAATTAAACAATCAGCATGCATTAAACGCTCTTCTTCAGATCTACCGTTAGCAGCAAATTTATTCTTATGATCATCTCGATAATCAATAAAGTCTTGATCGATTGGTATCTCATGACATACAAGCATGCATTCTTCAAGATGTTCAAATAAAGTAGTCATAATATAAACCGTTTATATAAAATACTGCAGTGATTAAATTAAATATCCATATTGATGGCTTCTTCCATCCAAGACCAACAATAGTCCATCCAAAAGATCCAAATAATAATAACCATTTGTTCAATGGTATAATATCAACTGATGTACAATATCCGCCCCATAGAATAAGTACAACGCTGATCCATGATAAGAGTTCTATCTTATCAATCGAATGTTTTTTTAAGTAGACCAACATTATCTTCATGTGTAGGTGCTGTCCATCCTTTCGGTTTGACTAGATCAGGTAGACCATGTGGGTTAGGTCTTTCTTCTTTAACGCCAACTTCTTTTGCAATGTTAGCAGTAAAGACACGATCCCATGCTAAGTGAGCATCAACTTTATATAGATCAAGTGTACCGATTGCAACAACACATAGATCAATTAAAGCATCTACTACATCATCAGCATTATCTGCTTTCTTCATTTCATCAAGTTCTTCCTGTAAGAAATTAATTCTAAATTTTAAGAATTCTTTCAATACTTCAGGACTCATGTTTTCTACGGCTTTGTTAACATCAAACTTTGCATGCATAACAGCCATATCTTGTACCCAGTTCTGGCTCATTTCTTCTCCTTCTTATTATCATATAAACGAGTTAATTGACATGGCATCCAACTACACTTAGGATTCCATGGTTTTTTACATATAGTGCATTCTTTCATTTTATTATTATATCCTGTTTCTAATTTAATGTACAATTCTTTTTTTCCTAAAATATAATCTCCATAGAGAAGATCTGGTCATACTAACAACCATGAATATAAGTGCTATGCCAAAGCTATCAAATATTGTAGGATGTAGACCAAACCATGGAAATGTAATTAATTGAATAGCAATAGATAAAATAAATCCACTACCAACATCAATAATACTTTCTAATATATCACGTTTAAAATTCATATACAGTTATTTGTGCCTGATTAGGATCAATAAAATACTCATCTTCTTCGGTTAAATGTAGTGTTGAACAACTACTAACCAAAAAACAACTCAAGATTAGCTTGCTCTTCAGCATGCCAGCCAAGAGGTTCAACAACGATTTGTACTGCATCTAGGAATACCTTTTCAAATTGTAAATCATAATCAATGAAATCATGTAAGCCAAA